GCTAGACGACTTATTCCATTCAAGCACAAGCCTTTCCGAATCCGTAGATTATTTCTTGGACCTCGAATACGACGACTTGGTTGTCTTCATTCGGTCCGCTGAATTGCTTTCAGAAAAATTCGATTGGAACCCGTCTTTTGCTGGTTTCTGCGAGGACAAGCGCTGCATATCCAAAACGTCTTCAGAGCTTGCCGCGCTTATTCAAATGCACGATGCCCGCCTCTCATTCCGTCAAGCTCAAGACTTCAGCTCTATTTCTGGCATGATATTCCATTACCTCAAGTGTAAGCCCAACGAGTACCAAATGGAACACTTTGCTGAACACGGCATCACATGGGAGGGCGAAGTCGATGACCGTTAATATTGATTTGCCGGATGTAACCATTGGCGCAATGATGAAGCTTACAGAGACTGACCGCCAGCTTATTGGAACACCTGATTATATGGGACTTGCTTGGTTCTGGAAATTCTCCAACCCGCAAAAGCAAGTGTTCTCAACCGCGTCCATTAAAAACCGCCGCAAGATACACAATGAGTATTTGGCGCAGGGTTTAGACTTGGACGGGGATAGCGGCATTCATCGCATGATTGTCCACCGTATCCTGAAGGATTAAACTATGCTCGTTAAGCTTTCACCAAAGGAAATGTCCAAGTGCAATCAGGCCGCTGCGTTACGCTGGCAGCTTGCTAGAGCTTCAGGCGTTGTGAACCAGCGGCGAGACAATGGGCGAAGCGATGCTGATTTGGATTTGCTGGGTGTTAAAGCGGAGGTAGCCGTGTCCAAGGTTTTCAACCTTGATCACGACTATTCCATGGGAGTTGATGACGGCCACGACCTTTGGCTTGATGATATTTCCGTTGATGTGAAGGCCACATTCCACAAGGGCGGGCGTCTACTGTTTAAGAAGAAGGAGGCATTCAAAGCAGACTGCGCGGTTCTGGTTTGCCAAATACGACTGGACCAATTCAACGTGGCGGGATACGCATCCAAGGCCACGTTTATGGATAAGGCAATCGAGATGGATTTAGGCCACGGCAAGGGCTGGGCTATGGATCAAGACCAATTGTCACCACTTGAGCGGCTATGGTTTGCCGCGAGAAAATCAAACTTAAACATATAAACAAGGAATTACAAATGTTAGCTGAAGTAATCATAACAAACGTCCACAAGCACAACTTCGCTTTTGGCCATGCCGTTGAACCAATAAACGAGCAAGTCTTTATCCCCTCACACGTTATTGAGGGGATTGATCTAAAACCGTCTGACATTGTTGAGGCCACATTGGTCCCCAATTATGCAGACAAGTCCAACTCAGGCACGAAATACATGGCCGTAAAGGTTTCATTATTAAATACCCCTGAGTTAAATATGATTGACAGCGTAGAAACGTCGCAAGAAGTGGATTTTAATCAAGTTGAGGCTGAAACCCAAGACCTGACCCGCGAGCAGCTAGACAAATTGGTGTTGGATTTCATTTATGAAACCGCGTATTGCACCACGTCAGAGATTAGCCAAAACTTAAATATTCCGCATAAGTCTGCTGGCAACTCGGCTATGCGGGCCTTTAGCAATGGCCTTATAAGCAAAGCTGAGGTCTATGGCAGGGTAGGGCTTCAACGCGCAACATTCCTAATGTGGGCCAAGGAAGCTAATCGCTTCATTGACTTTACGTAATGCCGGATTTCAGTTGCACTTTGCACTTGAATATATGAAATATATATGCAAACAATTATGAAAGGGGTTAAAATATGAAGTACGATTGGGAGAAAGATGTTGATTTCGATTTCATTCAGGAAATAGCTGGCTGCGAGCTTCCAGAAGGAATTGCACTGGTGGGACTTGCTCTTGCTCATATGGATAATGTTGAGGGTTGCCTTATCGCCGACACTCGCTGGGTTGGCGGGGATATAGCGCAAATGGACATTTGGCAAGACATTGATGGGGACGCAGGATCGTATTATCAAGAATGCCTCGACGCAAGCAGGGCAGACTACGAAAAGAGACGATCTGATAAAAAGAAGGGAACACAATAACAATGATTACATCTGATGGAATGTCCAACGAGCAATACCACGCCCGCCCGGCGCTTGGTTCATCGTCAATCAAAACAGTAGCAACAAAGTCGCTGGCGCATTGGAAAGGTCAGGTTCGTAAGGAAAGTCCTGCTTTTGCATTGGGCAGCGCTGTTCATGCCGAACTGCTAGAACCTGAAAAGCAATTGCTTGTTCGCGGGCCAGATACACGGCGCGGCAAAGCATGGACCGAGGGCAAGGCTGAAGCCGAAGAGCAAGGCAAGATATTCCTGACTGAAGCTGATTTCGATCTAGCCAAAGAAATGTCAAACGCTTGCCTTAAGAACCGCATGGCAAACCATTTGCTCACCAACCCCAAGATGATTGCCGAAGCATCGTTCTTTGCCACATGCCCTGAGACTGGGCTGGAGCTAAAGACGCGACCAGATGGCATCATCATGGACTCAGGACTTGTGCTGGACATCAAAACCACAATGGACGCCTCACCGCACGGCTTTGACCAGACGACACGCAAATTCGGCTACGACTTGCAGGCAGCACATTATTTCTATGTACTGAGCCTTTGCGGCGTGCGTGTGGAAAACTTCATCTTCATCTGCATCGAAAAGGACAAGCCACACGTCACCGCGTGCTATGAGCTTTCCGAAATGTATTTACAGCACGCCCATAATCGCCTTATGGACACGCTGCGCCTAATTCAAAAGGCCGAAGAGGACGACCACTACGGAACGCAGTGGCCAGACCTCGGCACCGTCCACCTTCCCGCTTGGATGGACAGCTCCGAAGCCTTTTAACCTATCCCAGCGTAGGGGTGCTACGCATACTATAAGGAGTTGCACATGCAACATATGCTAACAGGGGTCACAGCCCTCTATCCACGGCTCAACTCACCTTACCGCTTCGACACCAGCGAGAATAAATCTGTCAAGGCAGATGCTTTCGATGATGGCGCAGCATACGAAATGTCTTTCGTTATGTCTGATGAGACATCCAAGGAATTGCACAACTTGTGCATGGACGCCTACAAGAACGCGTCTGCATTGGATGCGAAGCGCAAGTGGCCTGAAAAGCCATCCATGCTTCCATACAAGCGCAACGACGAAGGCGAAGTCGTCGGTAAGTGCAAACTTAAAGGCGCATACGGTGGCGACAAGACACAGCCACCAAAGCAGGTTGACGCAGCACGTAATAAGCTGCCGGATGACTTCATGCTGACTACAGGAAGCAAGTGCAACGTCGCTGTTGTGATTGTTCCATACAACACGGGCAGCATTAACGGCGTATCACTTCGCCTGCGCGCTGTGCAGGTTTTGGAGCTTGCAGAAATGCAGGGTGCGGATGATCCATTTACCGCAGTCTCTGGCGGCTTTACCGCCAGCGCAGCGGTTAAAAACGACGATCCGTTCGGACTACCCGCTACAACTGCTACACCGTCCATCAACGATCTCGACGACGAGATTCCGTTTTAAGCTATACGCAGTATGGGGGTAGCAACTTCGATAGGTTGTTACCCCTTAACAAAACAGGCAGCTATGAAAGGAAACGCAATGGACCACACATCCGACACCAAGTACCCGACAGCAAGCTGGGGTGAATTTGGGAATGTCATCATTAGCAATTTAGACCTGAAGAAGACAGCTCAGGGCGAATACCACGGCCCATGTCCATCTTGCTCAGGCACAGACCGCTTCTGGATCAAAGAGTTCCAAGGCGAAGTTATGGTTAATTGCCGCAAGTGCAATGACTACAAATCCATTAAAGATAGACTGCGCGATTTGTCCCTATGGCCAGAGCAAGGCCATACTCCGCAAGTCGCACCCAAGAAAAGCGAAATAGATTGGCCAGAGCGTGACCCCATGAGTAACCACCCATATTTGGAAAAGAAACGCCTCAAGCTGCACAATGCAACGATTGACGGCGACAGGCTTTCCATCCCCGTCATTGACCCGACAGGACGCAGGGTTGGTGTTCAGTTTATCGACGCAGATGGCCGCAAGAAGTTCTCATATCAGCTACCTGTCGTCGGCAACTTCAGCGTCATTGGTGGCCCTGTTAAGGACTTCACATACATCGCTGAAGGTTGGGCCACTGCCGCTACTATCCACGAGGCCACTGGGAAGCCCTGTGTGTTTGCACTGAACGCGGGCAACATAGTTCCGGTAGTCGAGGCACTCCAGAAGGCTAAACCCTATGCGGAGCTGGTTATTGCTGGCGACAATGATGATGCTGGCCGCAAGGAATGTGAGCGTGCTTTCTCCGAGCTTGGTGTTGAGTATATCTTGCCAGACCAAGAGGGATGGGATTACTCCGACCTTTGGGTTGCACAAGGCCCGGAGGCCACACGCAAGGCACTGACTGTGCAGAGCGTAATGGACCAAGTGTTTCTCCCAAACGAAGCCATCCCGCAGCTTGGCCGCAACTACCTTGTCAAAGGCTGGCTTGGCGAAGGCCAGATGTCAGTGATTTACGGCCCATCAAACGTCGGCAAGTCATTCTTTGCGCTAGATATGTCTTGGCATGTATCATGCGGTGAGACATGGAACGGCCATAAGGTTATTGGCGGCTCTGTTTTGTACCTTGCTACCGAAGGCGGCATGGCTTTTCACAATCGTGTTGTTGCACTCAGTAAGCAATATCCAGACCATAAGGATGTGAAGCTTGCCGTGCGACCTGCACCTGTCAACTTGCTTGATGGTGAAGTTGATATGAACGTGTTGGAAAAGCTTTGCCGTGAGGTATCGCGCCGCCACGGTCAAGTTAAGCTCATTGTTGTGGATACACTCAGTCGGTCTATGGCTGGTGGCAATGAAAACTCGCCAGAGGATATGACACGCTTCATTGGCAACTGTGATAAGATGCGTGAAATGACAGGCGCACACGTCGCCATCGTCCACCACTCAGGCAAGGATAAGGCCGCAGGTGCGCGTGGTCACAGCTCACTTCGTGCTGCCACTGACACCGAGATTGAGCTGGACTATAATGAGGAAAGCGGGATGCGCTCGGCAAAAGCAACCAAGCAACGCGATATGGAGACAGGCGCGACATTCTCATTCAAGCTTGATGTAGTTGAGCTTGGCAGAGATGAGGATGGCGATGCCGTTACCACATGTACCGTCAAGCAAGCGTCCGAGAGCGAGATTGAGGAAGCCAATCGACCACGCATTAAGGGCAAGAACCAAGTCCTCATACGCCAAGTGTTTACGCAATTGCGTGGCGAAGGCATAGGGCGGCCAAACCCTGCTGGCGCAGGATTTCCCGAACCCCGCACGCACTGGATGATCCAAGAGGAAACGGTGAAAGATCACTTTGCTGGCAAAGTGTCGTCATCGTCCAACCCAAGGTCAGTGTATAAGCAAGCTATGGACGCCCTAATTGGGTCTGGCCATGCTGTACTTAACGATGGCTTCATTTGGTTCACAGATACAAACGGCAAATATAGGGAGGCTACACAATGATTGAATGCGAAGAGTGCGGAGGCACTGGTGAGTGTGAGGTTGATTATTACATGCCGCATTGCAGTGGCCGGGATGTCGGCGAAATCGAAACCCAAATTGAACAATGCGACATGTGCGGTGGCACTGGTGAAGCTGAGGAGGACGAATGATGGTCAATATAATTGGAGAATTTAAAAGTGTCAGAAACAACAATAATCACCCAGCGCCTGCTGCGGATCAACGAGATCATGGTGAAGCAGAGTGCATCCAAGGACAGGCCAAACCTGAAGCAGCAACTGGAAGAACAGAAAGCACTGTTGCAGATGCTAGAGCGGTCCCTAAAGCGGTGACAAAGGCGGAGAAAGAAGAGGAAAGGCTTGGCGTAGCTATGTTGCGCGAGGCTTTGAATGATCCGTTGATACCAAATCCATCTAAATGGAAACAGGCAACGGCGTTCGCTCAAGCCAAACGTGCGCAGCTTGCAAAGGAGCGTCGTGAGCGTGTCAGGATTTACGCAGAAGAAGGCATAATGACTGTGCCGCAGGTTGCTCAGTTGGAGCGCGTAGTTCAGACGACTATTCGGGGTGATTGTCAGCTCTTGGGTGTGCGGTTGCGTGCCAGTGAGATTAAGGTGTCACCGTATCAGGGCGAAATCTCTGCCCGACG